GCCCGGATTAATCCGATGGAGATCGTAAGGGGCTTCGTGCCAACCGCATCTGGCGCATGGCGTGCCTGTTAATTGCGACTTCCAAGAGAATTTTCGACATCCTGGGGAACAAACAATCTGAGTCCAGCACTTAGGTTTAAAGAATTTCCCGCACTTGGGACACTCCCTCTCGGGGACGGTCAACTTGATGCTCATCGCGTCACCTCATACGTCGCCGTCGTCCCGCCGGTTTGCTGTGCGGCAGAGCCGAGGCCTTCTTCGCCTTCGTCCCGCGCACGGCTCGACCGCTCATCCACGACCACCATCATCACGGCGAGGAACAGAATCAAGACGACCAGCCCGATGAGGACCTCCCACTTGCCGCGCGTGATTCTCATTCGCCCTCCTCATCCTTGAGTTCCGGGAAGTTCTTCAGGTTCCGCTCGTGCGCGGCCTTGAGCTGCGCGGCCGAGTCGCCGGCCCTCTCGCCCACCCGCGACGCCTTGTACTCGCCCTTTCGCACGTTGCGCGTACCGCCATCGGCTTGCGTACTTTTCAACCACTTGACTATGAACGCCCGCCATGCCCGTTTTTGGCCTCTCGCCCCGGCCCCCAGTATCCACTCGCGCATCCGCGCCAACTCGACGGCCACATCGCACGCCGGGTATGCCTCGGCCCACGCCGCCTTATCTTCGTCAGTTATGTTTTTCCATGAACGGGTGGGGTGGTCGAAGCAGAGGGCCTTCTTATCTACATCTACATCTCTATCTACATCTCCCTCTCCCTCTTGGGGATACTTTTGTACAGAATCGTCTTGTACTTTTGTACGACGAGAGGGAGCATCCTTTGTTCTCTCATATTCGGACTGGTATTTGTGCCAGTTAACGATGGTGATTACACCCTTGTCGTCGATGATGATTTTACTTTTCTGAACCATCCGGATAAGCGCCGGGGCGAGTTCCTCCTCGCATACTCCAAGAGTGTCGGCCAAGACAGCGTTGGCATAACCAATGGGGACGCCATCCTCGTCTTTGCGCCGGTAGATGGAGCCGGGAATTGAAGAGTCCCCAGCCATAAGTAATAAGCCAACGAACATCCACCTCTGTGCGGCGCTCAACTCCTCTATCAGCGAGCCCCGCAAGGTCTGGTCTACGTAGAGTTTTATCCAATTACGGCGCACGTCTGCTCCTTGAGAGGAATTTCCCCGGCCCGCTGTGTCATCTTTGCCCTCGCGACGCGACAGTCGTCGTCTTGTAGATGTGGATGCCGTCGATGTGGCCCTGGTCCTTCATGTTGCGGACATAGCCGTTTATTTTGACCTCATCCAGTTTCAGGAACAGGCGCGGCACTTTGCTCTCGTCCTCGACATCCCACCCCCACAGCGTGCGAAGCGACGCGCCCTCCGCCACCGGCTTGTCCGGAATGAGGGGCACGCTGGCGTTCACCGCCTCGATGTCAACGGCGGCCTGTTCGACGACCTTCTCCGCTTCGTCGAGCCGGCCCTCGTGGATGAGGTCCGTCGCTTTGTCGGCGGCGACAACCGCCTTCGCCTCCGCGACTTCTTTCGCTCGCTGTGCGGCGCGCTCTGCGGCTAGACGCCGCTCGTCCTCGTCACGCAGATAGGTGGCGATCTTCGGCTTGAGCAGTCGCTCGGCGTCGTCGAGTGGATCGGTCCATTTCTTTTTCTGCGCCACGAGCGTGCGGTGATGCTGGAAGGCTTCGGCGATACCAGGGTTGAACTCCTCATCAAAGTTCCGGCGCAGGGCCTTGATGCGCACCAGCAAGCCGTTGGCGAGCGAGAGAGACGGCTGGTCGATAACTGCGAGGGCTTTGATGCTCGACAGCACCGCCAGCGCGTCGCGCTTGGCTTCGACATTCAGTTCATTTTCCACGGGCATCCTCCCCTTTGTTCTTCGCCTCTTTTGAGGCTCGTTCCTTCTCGACAGCCTTCTTCCAGCGGTGCGCATACGCGATGACGTTCTCCAACTGCGGCTCCGTGAACTGCGACAACTCCGTGACCGTCAACTGGTAGGTTGATTGCGTGAAGCGGTGGATTCCGTTCCAGAGCGCCTGCTCATCGACGCCGAACGTCGCGAGGTCGGCTTTGACCTTCGCGAACTTCTCATACTGCGCGATGGTCGAGGCGGTCGGCCCCCGACCCGGTTGTTCGGCCATCTTCTCGGCGTGCTTCTCCGGCGTATCGTGATGCGCCTCGGCGAGCGGGTCTGCGCCGCTTTCTTCGGCTGGCGCGTCGAGGCCAGCCTCAAGCGCCTTCTCGACTTCCGTCTGTGGTCGCTGAAGGGACGCCTCGTAGCGCTCCTGGTCCTTCGCGCTCCACCCGTCAGGCATCTGGCCGCTGAACGGATTGACCTTCGGGTCCGTCAGGTCGCCCTTGCCGCTGAACTCATCGGCGACCGGTTTCGGAGCGTGGACCTCGGCGCTCACGACACCGGGGTACTTCTCCGCGCTCGTCGCGTCAGAGATTGCCTGGCGCACTTCGTCGAGTTTGTCGAGCGCAGTCTTGAAGATGTCCTCTTTCTCTGTCTTGCTGAGGTCGACGCCTTCAGCGTCCGCCAACTCCTCGCGGGCATAGAATCCCAGCGTGGCGTCCGGCGCAATCCGGCGAACACCCCGGCCTGCGGCGCGGGCGAAGTACATATCTTTGCCCCAGAGTTGCCAATTGGTTTTGCCGAGTAGATTCGCCGCCTTCGCTTCTGCGACGGTGAATGAGGACTCGACATCGGGCCAACCGGGGCGATGGAATGTCAACCAACAACCCTCGGGGCCCTCTTTCGTCACCTCCCACGTCACGCCGGCTCGTTGATGGGCGACCGCGAGCAGAAGTTTCGCCTCCATCGCCAGCCGTCCATTGATAATGACCATCGTATTCAGGGCGGCGACGGGCGGGATGCCCAACTCCAACCCGGCTTGCAGAATCGCGACCGCGCCCGCAACGCTCTTGACGCCAGGGAACAGCCCCGAGTCCAGCAGGTCCTTTGCAAGCGCCCGGACGTTCGCCACGTCCGGCACCTGCACCTTTTCCGAGGACGGCCTTCCCAGGGCGTCCTTTTTCTCCTCCGTCATGTTACGTTACCTCCTCGTAGATTTTTCGTCATGGCTTATTCAGCCGTGTTTCCAGGTCTCGGACGCGGGCGGCGAGCGCGTCCACTTTCTTGTGCGCCGGCGTGCCGTAGTTGTTCGCCATCCAGTCGCTCCAGCCGCACTTGCGGGAGCAGTAACGCTGGAACGAACGCTTTGGGATGAACGATTTTCGACACGGCTTATAGGCGCATTTCTTTGCGGCGGGTGATTGATTTGCTTTCACGTTTGTCATTCGGCCTCCTTGATATAAATAAGTTGTAACACATTTCGCCGTGAAAAGCAAGATATTTTAGGCAAAAAAAAGGGCCGGGAAGATTGCTCTCCCCGGCCCTGGTTGCCTATTCGGCATTCCCCACCTTGATGGCCATCGTAAAAATGGTCTGAATGGGAAGCCAATAGACGTGCCGACACCCCTTCTCACGAAAGCCGATGCGCTTCGTCTCTGCGTCCAACGTCACGACGATTGGGCGCGCCATGTGCGGACATTGAACCGTCCGATGAAGTTGCCCCTTGAGCGTCGTCATATCAGCCTCCGGCCTCTTTTAGTCACTCGGCCGGCAATCCATTCGATACCGGCGATGACGCAGACGATGACGAACGCGGCCGCCAGACAGAAGAACAATTCGATGAGCGTTTCCATGGCGCTCAACGATTGACCCGACTGACGGAGGAGACGACGCCGTTGGTGAAATACACGAACGTATAGGACGGCGGCCCGCCGAAGCCCTCGACCCGATAAGACCAGGTCTCAAGGACCGCCCCCGCCATCGTCGTATTGCTCGTCTCATTGGGGTCGCCCATCAGGAACTCTACGTCCTCGCCGTGCATCCCGAGGATGACCTCGCCGCGTAGAATCGCCGCCTTTATGTCATCCGAAAGATACGGATGCGCGGCGAAGTAGCGGGCGGCACGGTCCGGTTGTGGGGTATAGTTCCCGATGGACTGATTCAGGCCGACCACAAACCCCGCGCACGACGATAGCAGAACTACCGCTATACACGCCAGACAGACCATATATAAGGTCTTTTTCATAGAAACACCTCCTTCAGACTTTCCGCTTTGCCGCGTCAGCAGACCTCGAAATACTGGTGCAGGACTTGGAGCAAGTGTGCGTAGTTGCCCGACGTGGCCTCGGACATCATTTTGTTCTTCTGCTCCTGTGTCCATCCGGCCCGACGCGCCGCCCGCCCTGCCGCCGCGAGGATGGCAAAGGCGTTCCCGTCTTTCCCGATGATTGCGAGTTCCGGCTTCTTGGCGCTCATCTTGCGCCTCTGCGGTCCTGTTCTGCGACCGCGCTGTTGCGCCACGCCTCGAATGACTCGACGTTACACGCTTGCAAATCGCCCCACGGCGTCTGGTCGAGATACGAGACGAGCCGCGCCACTTCGTCCTCCGCGTCCTCTAGGTCTTGGATACGCTCGCCGACCGCGAACTGAGAACAGCGGCACCTGGACTTCGGGGTGTTGAATATCTCGTCGCGAACGTCAACGCCAATCCCCGAAATCTGCCCGAGACATTCGATGGCGTGCTGGACGGCCTCCTTGGCCTCCTTGAGCCACTCCGCCGCCGTCGTCTCCCGGTAATACTGTTGTCCCACGAAACACCTCCTAAATAGATGTACGACGACCGGGCTACCAACCGGCCTGCCGCATTTCAGCGGCTCGCGCCGCTGTGGCCTGCGATTACCTGCCAAAGATGAAGTTGAGGCACGCATCGTCGCCCATCCCGGCGTCGATGAGTTGGTCGGTGATGATGTGCTGGGCCACCATCGCCCCGTAGCGGAATCCTTTGAAATACCGTTCCCGCGCCGCCGCCGCCACTTTGTCCGACTTGCTCATGTGCTTGGACTTCGCTAGGTCGGCATTCAGAATTACATAATGGTCAGCATTGTCCCGCTCGGCCGAAGCCTCCAACAGCGCCGTCACCAGATTGCCCACCAAAAGATTGACTGCCATTTGAACACCTCCGATTGAATTAGGGGTCGTCCCCGTTTGAAGGCGCGATTTAAAGCGGCGATTGCCAACGCTCCGATGGGCTTATGTTGTACCCCGTTGTCAACGGTGCCTTGCGGCCCCAGCCATCGGCTACGATTAATTCGCGCCCTCAAATAGAGAGGCGGACCCGCGCCCGCCGCCCCGAGGTGTTTTGAGGTGTCACCGGCTTATGAACTTTTCGGTCTCCGCTCTTTATGAGCGTCCGACTCGTTCCCTATCCGGTCGTGATGTTGCCGTTACAGCGTGACCGTTCCGGGACTCTCAGGGACGCGCCCATCGAAGTCTGTGCGATGGGTTCTGGCCCCTGCGCGGATACGTCTGTCGTTGACTTGCGGCATATCTTTTAGACAGGCTAGGCTCGACCCCGTGGCCGCCGGCTCTTCCTGTCTGCTCATCATCTTGTCTATCATGGCATCAGTATAAAACTCATTAAAACGAATAGCAAGTAAAAAGATTTTTCTATGTCGTTGATACGGCGATGGTTATAAAAAATCTTTCGAGGGGACAGAAGGCGGTGGCGGTTTTTTTGACGGCAGTTCTGGCACCCCGATAAAAAAGAACTTGCAAAATTTATCGACGTGTGTTATAAGAATTGCGAGAGACGAGATGAGAAAGCCAAGAACAATTCTTTTATGAATTCAAAGGGCTGGCGTAGGGGTGGCATACTTCAATGCAAATCTTAAGTCGGTGGTTCGATTCCACCTGTTCGTTTCGGCGAACATGGCGCAGTGGTAGCGCGAAGATACGAAGGCCGCGCCGATGAGGGTCGATGTAGTGCCAAACTCCTCGTCTCATCGCATCGACCTTTACGGATGGCGTAGCCGGGGAATCCTTCGCTTGAAACAAAGGCCCTGGCGATTGTTCCTCCGTTGTTCCGCCCTTGCTTTTTTAATGCATCAGACGCGTGGCGTAGATGGCGGTTACTTCGCCTGTGGAGCGTGAAGGCGGACGGCGAAAGCCGTTGCGCGCATACGTTCCCGCTATCGTTTGTTCCCGCGTTGAAATATTCGCCAATGAGACGAGTGGCGTAGGATGCGGATACTTCGTATAACAACGATTGCAGGTTCGAGTCCTGCCGCGCCGCCGGGCGCGTAGCCTAATGGCAAGGCACCTCCGCGTCCGCTGATTCCCTCGTCATAAATATCTCGCACGGAGGAGGAAAGGAAATGACGAGGTTCAACACCACGACGAAAGGCCGGAACACTTCGGCCTCCAAAGCCCCGACGGTCAACTACGAAGGCGCGCCCGCCTACACGCTCGAAGCGAAGGCGGAGTTGTATGCGCTGGCCGTCACGAGTCTTTTGAGCGACAAGTTCTATGCGACAACCGAAGCGGAACTGGAGCGCCTCACGCGGCTCGTGCAGAGCGCCCCGCCGGAGTTCACGGCGCGGCTTGCCGTCTATTGCCGTGAGTCGATGTGGCTCCGCTCAATCCCCATCATGCTACTGGCCGAACTCGCACAACTACACAGCGGCGACGACCTCGTGCGACGGGTCGCGGGCCGCGTCATCCGGCGCGTCGATGAGTTGACGGAGACGCTCTCATGCTACGCGCTTCTCAACCCGCGCACCGGAGCCAAGCAACTCTCGAAGATGTCCCACCAACTGCAACTCGGGCTGGCCGATGCGTTCGGGCGATTCGACGAGTATCAATTCTCTAAATGGGCCGGTGCGGGCAAAGGCATCTCGCTCCGCGATGTGATGTTCCTCTGCCACCCGAAGCCGACAGCCGAGCGTGAGGCGCTCTACAAGAAAATCGCCGCCAACGAACTCGGCGCCGCCTATACGTGGGAATCGGAACTCTCCGCGAAGGGCAACAACCGCGAGACGTGGGAAGCGTTGCTGGACTCCGGCAAGGTCGGCTATATGGCGTTGCTCCGCAATCTGCGGAACATCCTGAGCGCCGGCGTTTCGAGCGCGCACGTCGAGCAAGTCTGCGCCCGGCTCGGCAACGAAGAGGAAGTCATGCGCTCCCGCCAGTTCCCGTTCCGTTTCTTCTCGGCCGCGCGGGAATTGTCGGCAATGGATGGATTGAAGTTCGACCGCCGGGTCGCGGAGGCTCTGGAGCAGGCGATGACGGTCGCCGCCCAGAACATCAAAGGCATCGACACTGACGACCGCGTGATGCTGGTCTGCGATATCTCCGGATCGATGGACAATGCGCTGTCCTCCCAATCGAAGGTCAAACTCTATGAGGTCGGCATCGTCATGGCCTCTCTGCTCAACACGTACTTGAAGAACCCGAAGGTCGGGCTGTTCGCCGACCGGTTCCAACTCGTGAACCTGCCGCGCGCCGGGGTCCTGGCGAACGCGGCGCACCTCTCGAAGATGCAAGGCACGCTCGGCGGCTCAACGAACGGATATCTGGCACTCAAATTCCTGCTCCAGAGCAAAGCCGAGTTCGACAAGGTCATCTTCTTCACCGACTGCCAATGGTGGGACAGCGATCCTCGCTACGGCTACGGCATCGTGCATGAGTCCGCAACGCTTTGGGCCCAATATCACGCGCAGTTCCCCGCCGCTCGCGGCTATTATATCGACCTCGCCGGATATGGGACGACGCCCGTCCGCATCGACCGCGCCACGGGAATGTCATTCATCGCCGGATGGAATGAGCGGGTGTTCGAGTTGGTGGACCGCGCCGAGAACGGCTCGACGGCTATCGCTGAGATAGAGGCGATGGAACTCTGATGGGCCGCGCAAAAAGGAAACTGACATATGAGCGAACCGAAACTATGCCCGTTTTTGGTCATGGCCTATTGGCTTGGACAACTAACTAAAATTGAGGGGTTAGACCTTGACTCTTTCTGTCGAGAGGACAAGTGCGCCATGTGGCGGAAGAATTGGCACGTCACTAAATATTCAAAACCGCCCACCGTCCTGCCTATTGGATGGGAACCTGTCTTTTTCTGTGGCCTCGCGGGGGAGCCCTAGGCGATTCTGCGGTTAGGCCGATAAGCGCACAAAAATGGCTGGGATCGGCGCCGCCGTGATGAGGGTGGGGGATGACGGGAATGTCCCGGGTAGAGCACCGTAGGTCTGCGCTACGTACAGACCGCAGTTCATGGCCGTGCCGAGAGCGTTCGACGTGCCGAGTACGTTGATGACGCCCGCCACCGGGATGCAGTAGATGGCCGGGGTAGCCGCGCAGACGATGACGAGCCAGCAGAGCGTGTTGACCGCTAGGGCCTGGCTAATCGTGATGGTCTTGGCTCCGGTTGAGGTCACGTCTATTGTCCCCGCATCTAGGAGCAGGCTGCCCGGGTAGCAGTTGCCGCCGTCCGCGTAGATTCCCAGCCGCGCCGTGGTCGTGCTGAGGGTTGAAACGTAGACCCCGATCCGGTCCAGGGTGATGGCTTTCGGGCTGAGGAAAGGCATCGCGTACATACGGGCCGCCACGAGGGCCGTACCAGAGAGGGCCGTGCCCGAACGCGGCGAGGTATACCAGGCCTCGTAATTCGTAACCCCATAGTGACGGTAAAAGTTCACGTCCGGGTTGCGCGTGTCAGATAGCCGCGAATCGTTCCCCTGGCAGATCGTACCCGCCCCCGTCCCAAAGGACTCCCGGCTGTGCCGGTGGTCGGCCCGCGCCACGGACGCGCTAGAACCCTCGGCCGCGTAATCCCCCGGAGCACTCGCCCCGGCCGTAACGCCTACGGTATGCAGGGCATTGCCGTGGCTCGTGGGCGTCCGCGAATCCGAGAGGCGGCTGTCCGCTGTCACGACTGCTGTGCCGGTGACATCGGCCGGAGCATGGGAATGCGCCGTGGGCGTCCGTGCGTCGGAAAGACGGCTATCCCCCGTCCCGACTTTTCCGCCCAATGCTGAGTTAAGGTCCGTCTGCGCGGAAAGCGTGCCGGTGATGCCGCCCCATGCAGGTGCTGATGCGGGCCCGTTTGGCGAAGAGGCTCCGGCGATGGCATTCCCGCTCCGCGCTAAAACTTCCCCATCGGGGATGGTGACTGGAACGTCTAGCCCTGCTATCTTGCCCATGATGTCCTCCTCACGTCCCTATCCGGCCTATTGCACGGAGAGCATCTAGGATTTGGTTCACAGCGGCCCGGCACTCCGTGTCCTGAACGCTACCGCCAGATGGAGAGGCAATCGCCGCCTGTTGTCCCCCGGCCGCTTGGTTTATCATGTTCTGCAATTTTCTGGACAGCGCTTCCACGTCCTGCTTGAGCGCGATTCGTTTTCCTGATACCGGCATGGCTTATCCCCTATGTATAGATGATGGTCTGCGTGTCGAGTTGGGCGATGATTTCCGTCGTCGCGCTCTGCGGCTTCTTGACGATTTTCATAATGCGGAACAGCACGTTCGTCATCGCGCCGCCCGGCCAGGGGGCCCGCTTGCGGCTGATGCTCACTTTGTCGCGCCCCGGCACGAGGTTCAGCCCGTAACCGTGGACCTCGAAATCAACGAGGATTTGCGGCTGTTGGTAGAGCGTCAGGAAGTTCGCGCAGAGCGCCGCCGCATCGGCATCGGCGACGAGGTACGTCTCCATCTCCAACGACTCGGCGTTCGAGTAAAAGAAGTTGGAGATATTCGACACCATATCCTTCGCCTTGAACGTCTGCCCGTCCAGGCTCTCGGCGTATTTGATGTTGATGTGCTTCTGGATGGCCTGCACTTCGTGGATGACATTGAACATGATGAAGTCCTCGTCGGCCAGCACCGGCGTGTTGGCGGGCGTGCCGCTCAGGAATACGACCGTCCCGTAGGTGCCGTCATGGTAGGGCGTCCACTTGTAGAGGACCGTCTGTTCGAGTTGGCTATTGAAGTCGCCGAATGTCAATTGCCGGTCAACGAAGATCCCCAGCGTCTGTGTGCATCGGGTATGCATCGCGGCGAGCGCCGTCGCGTCGAGCGTCGCGGCGGGGTAGCCCATGATGCCGACGACGATATCATAGATGACATCGTCGGCGGTGGTGATAACGACGCTGGAGCCGTTGACGGGGCCCTGGATGTCGCACGTCAGGTTCGTGTCCTCGTTGCAGAGCGGCGTGGCCAACTGCGCGCCGTCGGTCGCCTCGTTTGCCGGGATGGTGGCCGTCAGCGGCCCGAACTGCGTCTCCGGAGATTTCGACGAATAGAACTTGACCCAGACATTCCCGCTCGGCGTGCCGACGACCGAGCCGCCATAGAGAATGAGTTTCGTCGGGAAGAACTGCGTGCCGACCGTGAACGCCTGCCCGATGGCCGTGTCGGTCGCGGAGTTCCTCAAATTTTTAGCCGTCCCGCTGGTATCTGAGTTGTCGATATATAATGTCTCGGCAGCGTCCACCGACACCTTTCCGTAGAGTTGGAACGATACGGATTGACCGGAGGTTGAACTCCAGCCCCGAGAACCGTTGATTGTATAGCCCTGCCCGTTCGCCACGCTTGAACTCTCGCCGACGACAACATAGTTGGAGCCGCTGATGGCGAAGTCGCCCTCGACGGAGAAGTAATATGTGTGGCCGATGCCGACCGAGAACTTCTGGTTGAAAATGAGCGTGAACTGCCCGGTCGTCAAGTCCTGCGTGTAATCGAGGCCGAGGATGAGCGGATTCTTCGTCGCCGAGCGAATGGCGTCGATGGCATGGATGCTCTGGTCCACGATTTTGAATGTGTGCGCCGTCGTGTCGATTTGTGTCGGGGTGATGTTCGTCAACGTGCCGTATCCGATGGGGATGGCGTTGCCGACGGCAGTCGGGTCGATATTCGGATATGTCACAATGTCGTAATTGCGGAGCGGTATAATCGTGTTTATCATAATCGTCATTAATCAGTATTGAGCATCTGGTCCTCGATGTCTATACTGAGAACGTCATCGGCCCAGGTCACCTTGCCCGTTCTGGCCCGCACACAGTTCACGGCGGCGGAATACGCCTCGCCCGGAACGACGACTTTCAGGTAGCAGAGGCGCGACTCCCAGATGAAGTTCACAATGTCCAGGTCATACGCGCCGTCACCGTTGGCGATGGTGATGGTGTCCCATGTCTGGCGCTGGGTGCCTTCATAGAACATCGTCAATTCCAGCGTGATGTCCGGAATGGAGTCTTTGAGAAGTCGGGGCTCGATTTCAAAGCCTCCGATATCGACAATGGTATAGGGCGGCGGGTACTGCTGGTCACAGAACCGCCGCCAGTAGAACGCCATCACCGCGATCGTCGTATCGCTCGGATTGTTGCCGGCGATGGCGTGGAGGTAGAGTTTCGCGGCGGCGGGGTCGTAGTAATAACTACCGGCCGTAATCTTGCAGGTTGCCACGCTCCCGACCGACTGGTCATCAGTCGTCACGAACGTCGTGTTGCTGGCCTCATGCACCTCGGCCGGAGCCGTCAGACACGCGAGCGTCGAGTAAGTGCTGGAGCCTTCGGACGACCACGAGGCAGTATCAATACGCTGACCGACCTCAATCTCGAAGATGAACGCCAGTTTCGAGTCCGGCTTCGCTATCTCCAGCGGGACCGTCATCTCATCTCCTCCAATTTCATTGACGCCGCTTCGACCTGATAGTCGTCGGCATTGTAGGAGAAACTCATTGCCCCGGCATACTGGACGTAGAACGTCATCACGGACGGATAGGTGGAATCCTCGCAGAAGAACCACGGGACGCTGGTGCCGACCACCTTCAGAATGCCGAGAAGCGTCGATTTGTCCGACGCGATGTTCGGCAGGTCATACTGCCACGTTCGATAGCGCGTCAACTGGAACGATGTTTTCTGGCCCCCGATGGAAGTCTCGACGACCGACGGGTCCTCGTAGGACGATTTCCGTGACTTGTAGGTGCGGGTCAGTCCGGTGTACGGGCCGAGGAAGATTCGCCCGACGGAGAGATAGCCCGCCGTGTTTCCGGTATCAGCGATCGTCAGCCGCCACCATTGGTAGGTCTGCGTCGAGGCGGGGAAATAGCAGAACGTCGTGTACGGCCCGTCGCCCGCCACGGCCCACGTGAGCGCCTGATTGTAGGACGGGGCACCCCATGAGTCTGTGGCATTGCCCTGAAGCGCGACAGTCGCGCCGGCCGTGAGGTTGTGGTCGTGGAGGACGAGCGCTTGGATGGCTTTCGCCGAGCCGAGATTGACTTTAATCCACTCGCTCGTGATTCCGGTCGAGCGCCATACCCGCGTCGGCCACCGCTGTTGTGTATTCGTGCCGGAATAGCCGGAGGCTTCGGAACTGTCGGTCAGCGTCCCGCCGTCCCAGAGGTTGTTGTAGAGGATTCTACTGGACATCAGATGCCTCCTAGCGCGTTGCGCGGGACGGTGAACAACCGTCGATTAAGCCCGTCCTGGATGAGCGGCATGAGTTGCGTTCTAAAGACACGCAGGACGCTGGCTCCGTCCATCGCCGTGACGTTGAGGTTGATGGTCATGTTGCCGCCGCCTCCGCCGCCACCGAACCCGCCCGGCGTGATGGAGACGCCCTCCGGTCCCGCCTCGCCGGCGAGGAACAGCGTCGGCTGGCTCACGATGCCCTGCCAGCCCTGCTGGCCCATGATTGTTTCGACATTGGCGAACCCGCCCCCTGTCCCGCCGAACGGATTGCCGATTTTCCCGGCGAGCCCGCTGAAGAAGTCGCTGACGCCGCCGGAAAAGAAGTTTGCCATCGCGGTCAGCGCCTCGAAGATGAGCCACTTCGCTATCATCTGGTCAACGATCTGGATGAAGAACTTTAGGATGGACTTCCAGATTCCCTCGAAGAATTGCTGGACCTTGATTTCTCCGGTGATGAGTTCCTCGCTCAGGTTCGCCCATTCGCTCCCCATCGAGCGGGCAGCCCGTGATACCGTGTCGCCGATAGTCTTCCAGACTCGCGTCGTCTGGTTTTGAAGATTAATGGTGTCCCACAGGAACTTCGATTGAAGAGGGCCAAGTTTTCCGAGTTCCGTGGTGACGACGTTGAGTCCCTGTGTCTCCTGCCACAGACCCTGGGATATGAGTTTGCCGTACTGCGGGATATCCGTCTCCAGAATCTCAAAGGCCTGCGCATGAAGTTTCAAGGCTTCCGTTAGTGCGGTGATTTTGTCCCGAATGGCTTCGATGGTTTTTGGCAACGGGTTCGCATTCAGAAGATAGGCCGCCAGCAAATCCTTCGCCTGCTGCAACTCGGTCTGCAATTTTTCGCCCGTTGAAATTCCGAGTTCCTTAAACGCCTCGGCCTGGTCGAACACCGGCTTCGGAGATTCCCCGAAGAATCTTTCTGTGGCCGCCGAAAGCGCTTCGACATGGGGCTTCATCTTTATGAGCCAGGCATCCATGTCGCTCAGATGGTTTTTGTAATCTTCCCAGCTCTTATCGCCTTTCGCTATGACATCGCCCATCTCTTTCATCGTGGGCGTCAGGATCTTGAGCGTGCCAGAGAAGTTTTGAGCCTTTGCCATTCCCTCGGCGATACTCTGGTTAAGTTTTTCCTGCGCCGCGTTAGACCCGGAGATATTGCGCGTCCACTCCATAATGTCTGTCAGGCTTTTGAGGATATCTCGGAAGTGAGTGACGGCGAGCGCTGCTGCTCCGGCGTTGGCGGAAAATTCTTTCCAGGCATTTTTCGCCTGTTGGATTTGTCCCGCCGTTGTATAGATGGCTTCCTGGGCGGCACGATAGGATTTATTCAGCACGTCAATGAAGATGGCGTGTTTCTCAGCCTCGGTCGTGGCGAATTTCAACTGCGGGATGAGCATTGTCAGGCGGCCATATACGCCTTCCATCCCATCGGCGACCTGCCGAGTCCTTGTCTGTAAGTCCCCGCCGAACACATAGGCCAATCCCATCGCGCCTTCGACGACCTGGGCGATGCCCTGCTTGCTGAGGGTGGTCATCTGCAAGGCAAGTGCGGCAGAGGCTTCGACCTCGGCCCTGGAGTATGTGGTAGATTTCTGCTGGGCGTCAGCGAACTGCTTGTAATATTCGAGGTTATCCCCGATGCTCCGGCCCGTCACCTCAAGCGTGGCGGCGAGTTTTGCGTCAGCGCTCTCCAGTTCTATGGCGTTCTTGATAGAGTCAGCGATGGCATCTTTGAATGCACCCATCACAGAATTGAACGCCTGAGCAGCGAGAGCGCCGACAGCGAATTGCCCGACGATGCCTTGTAGGCCTTTCTGTAAGTCGCCAGCCGGAGCAACCCCTTTGTTCAGCCCATCGGCCATCTGCTGACCAGCGTCCGAGGCCTTTCCTGATAACTGCTGGAGGAGCGAAGCGACCTGCGTCAGCGCGGACGTCAGGTCGTCCATCTTCGCGCCGATTTGAACGTAGAGCGTACCAGCGTCGGCCATCTTAGTTCTCCATCATCTCACCGGGTTTCTTCTTCAGCAGGTCCTCCACGGCTTGCGGCCCCGCCGCCTCCCCGAACAGTTCCGGCCACCGCTCCCGCTTCTGTTTCGCGCTCATGTCGTTTATCGCGTTCATCTCGTCGATGAACTTATCGGCCTCTGCTTGAGTCGTCGGCTCCGCGACTGCGGGCCGATGCTTTGTCGATTTCAACGGTTGTAGCATCTTGTCGAGGTCAATTTTCTGTCCCGTCAGAGCCGACAGGAGACAAGCAGTCCGCTCCCACGCTTGCCGTTCGCGCAGGCGGTATCCGTCTGCCATCGCGTCAAGTTCCATCGGCGTCATCACCCAGAACTCAAACGGCGAGAGCGCCAACGGGCCGAGGGCGAGAGCGAAAGCCTGCGTCAACAAGTCTGGCGTCTCGGCAGGCTCCCCGCCCTCGGTCAGTTTTTTAGCGGCTCCTTGACGGTCGGAAATGCCGCCGTCAACGCTTCCGTCACCTTTGAGGCGAGGTAGAGGATGTCCTCTCCGCCAACGAGGTCCTCGGCCTTCTCCTGCGTCATGGACTTGTCCTCGTGAAGCAGTCCGGTCCACAGAAGAATCGTCAAATCGGCAAGGTTCAGTTTGCCCTTGAGCCGCTCGCCGATGTCAACGATAGGGGTGCCGAATTCCTTTTCCAGTCTCGCCAGCGCTCGGAAATCATAGCGCAGAGTGTGGCTCTCGCCGCCCAGTTCGATTGGGATGGCTTGAACAGGCATGAAGCCTCCTTCTATGTGAAAATTATGAATGAGCCGCCGCAAGCACTCCCGTGCCCTGGAACGTCGCTTTGTGGGTCATCTCGGCGTCATACGGACCTTTCCAGGTCAGGTCTGTGAGGACTGCCGAGCCGGTGTAGGTGTTTCCGTCCGGTGTCGTGAAGATAATCGCGAGCGGGGTCACCGCCGACGCTGACGACATCGTCTGCATCCAGTAGGCCCAGAGCAGTTTCTTTGCCGTGTCGCTGTAGATGTACAGCCCGTCGGTCTCGACCTTCCAATCGCGCCGGCCAAGCAGGAACGAGGCCCAGCCGATGTCGTCCGCCGAGGACACATCCACGGCCTTGCCCGCAAGCGTCAGCGTGACGGTCTTGGCGCCCGCCACGACGTAGGTTCCAATTTTGACTGTGCAGAAAAGCCCAGTAACAGCACCTGTAGTCATAAGTTCCTCCTGTGAACTTTCATTGTTAAGTTGCTCAAGTTGTCGGCTCCAGATGGAACCGGTATCGGATGATTCCGTGCCGGACGACGTGCGTCGGCGCGGAGGCATCAATCAGAATATCGAACAAATCTATCAACACGAGCGGCACGTTGTAGCCCGTGACCGTGAGCGGCGTTCCGCTCACCGCCTGGCTCACGGCACTCATCATCTCGGCGCACTCTTTGTTTCCGGCATAGTCGGAAAAAATGTCGATGGTGACAATGTGGTTCTCCGAGAATCGGTCCTGCGCCGAAAAGTTTGTCGAGCGCACGCCGTATGGCCCGGAGATGTGGACGAACGGGAACGCCACCGTCTCCGGCACCTCGTCATATATCCGGTAGGCAGAGGTCACGCTGTCCGTCGTCAGCCGCGCGTAGAGAGCGGATAGCAGATCATAAAATCCAATGTTCCATTGCATCGTATATGTCACGGAGTTGCCTCATGCCTTATGTCTTACGCATATTGATTGATGACCTTTTCGAGCCCGTGCTTTTGCAGGAAATATGACGGCACCCCGGCCCGTCTATATCCCTCGTATTCGTATGTCGGCTCGGAACGCTGATGAACGGCCCGCACATCGACGCAGACAGCCGCCTTCCATCCGGCCTCTTTGAGCCGGAGAAAGAAGTCCATGTGTTCCCACTCAACGAGGATTTTATCATCCCACCGCACGCTGTCAAATACCTGACGTTTGGCGAGGAAGAAGTTCGGCGCCTGGTCGGCGTACTTGAACAGCACCCCGCCGGTCTCGGAGACCGCCCCGCCAGCGCTGACGCGGAGCAGGAGCGCGCCGTTGCGCTCGAACCGCAGACCATTCGCATAGGTCTTGCCGCCGTAGAGTTCGAGGCTGTTCTCAAGCCCGAGCAACGCGGCGACGACGCCGAGTTTCGAGTCGGAGTCCAGCACCTCTTTCATCTTCAGCAACCCGTCGCCTGGAGGGATGAGAATGTCATCGTCCATCATCAGCACATAGTCCTCGGTGATGGCTTTGACCATCGCGTTCCGGCCGGCAGAGATGCCGGAGTTGAACGGGAGCCGGATGACGGCGTGGCCCTGCTCCATGAGTTTCGCGTAGCGGTACGCTTTCGCGTCGCTCGGCGTCGGCCCGTCGTCGGCGATATAGATTTTATACGGCAACGGGCAATTCTTTTCGATTGTGTCGAGCGCCCGCATCAGCACCGGCTCGCGCATGAACGTCTTGATAGCGATGGCGATTTTCCCGGCCCATGCGTTCGGCTCCACGGACTTCTGCGACTCCTTCATCAGCGCGGCGTTGTTCAGGATTCGCCCGCGAATGCTGGAGGACGAGATGCCCCGCGTGTACGGGAAGAACACGACCTTGCCGCCGAACGTCTCGACGAACTCCGCGCCGGGACAGGCGTCCCAGTCGTCGCCGTGAACCAGATAGTCGGGATGGATGTCGAGTTTCTGGAAGTCCTGTATCGGGTTCTTGTCGTTCTGCGTGATGACCTCATCCACGAGGTCGAGCGAGGCGACGATTTCCTTCCGCTCGGCGAACGGGATGATAGGTTTCGCCTTGTAGCGGGCCGCCGCTTCATCGGTTAGCACTCCGACGACGACTCGCCCAAGACGACGGCAGTTGCGGAGGATGTTGAGATGCCCGGCGTGGAACAAGTCCCACACGCCGCCGACGAACACCGTCCGGTTATCCTTGAGGAAGTTCTTGTCGATGGCCTCGCAGTCGAGCCAATACTTGTATTCGCGGTCCGGCGTCCGCCAGTCTTTTCCGTAGCGCTCGGCGAGATACTTCTCCGTCGGTGCCGGCAGATAGACTTCCATCCCACGATAAGTGACCGGCTCCAGTTCTTTGAACAACTCGGCGGAGAACACATGAGGCAGGAAGTCGCGGTTCTCTTTGCCCGCCTGCTCGGGACCCCAAGCGCCGTGCCACCACATATCGCCGCGCACGCCGAAGAAGAACAAATCGAACTTGATTCTATCGCCGCCCGCGTTCTTCCAGAACGACACCTCCAGCACGCGCGGCCCGCGCCGCCAGTCTTTATAATGCTCGAATCCGGCGGCGATGAAGTCTTTCTTCAGCGCATCCCATGACTTGCTGTTCTCCGGCGCGATGCCGATATCAATGTCCGGGTCCCACGACATGAGTTTCCGGTCGCGGAACACGCCGAGACAGGTCCCGGCCTCCAGCCACCACTTGACGCCGTGGCGGTTGAGGATTTCGATGGCCGTCGCCAGGATAGGGTCTTTCGGGTCAATCTCCACGCGCTCCTCCATGTCGAAGAATGAAATCGGGTTCGTCGCGTTCCAGTCGTTCCACGACTGCCAGACGCCCCACTTCTGCCCGAACAGCCGCCACCCTTTCGGGCGGTTCCGATAATGGTCGTACTCTTTGCGGTCAGCGTCTTTTCCGTGGTCGTGCGTTGCCGTGACCTCGGGCACATAGGCGACCCGCCATTTCGTGCGCGTCTTGAGCGACCAGAAGAAGTCGCAATGCTCCAGCGCGGTCTTGAACTGCGCGTCCCATGGATTCGACTCCCACGCTTCGCGCCGCATCAGGAACACATTGAGAATGAGGTCGCACTTGCAGAACCTGATTGACGGCTTCCCGTTCGCTCCGGCCGCGAGCCACTCCGGACGAATGAGTTTGGTGACATAGAAATTATCGTCCTGAATCTTCATCATCGCTTCGTAGTGGCGCTCGCCGACTCCCGGCTGAAGGAGATGACCGCCAGCGAGCCCGATGGTTGGCTCTGCGTCCAGCACCTGACGGAGTTTCTCGATGACGGTCTCCTCCGTGAAGAGGATGTCGTCCTCGCATACGAAGATGTATCGGAACTGCGCCGGTATCTGCTCCAGCGTCGCGTTCCGCACGCCGCCCACCCCGAGGTCAAACGGATGGCGGACGAGCGTCGAGCACGTTCGTTTGCAGAACGGC